TGAAGAGGTCGTCGAATACAAAGGCTAATCAGCCAACCACAAGAGGGAGCCGAGAGGCTCCCTTTCTTGTTTTAGGCACTCTCCGAATATATCACAACGACTTTGCTGCTAGTCTCAGGGGCTAGCGCAAACGTAACACCCCGCCGATCGCCGTCTTCTGTATAGTCATCAGAGCCGCCTTGTATCTGAAGCACCCCATTGTAATAGACTTGGATACTATCCTCTACAAACTGGCTGGACGTGCTGAAGTTAATATTTGAGCCTGTCACCTGACTAGATAGATTCTCGATCTTGAGTGTTGCAGAACCTCCGCCGCCGGTGTCAGATGTGCCGCCGCTTCTATTGATGATCTGTACAATAGCCATTATCGATCCCCTTGATATGTGATCTCGCAGAAATCAATATCACACGATCCAGTATTCAGTTTTACAAACGCATACAGATCGCCAGCCTCAGCCACTTTTACAAAACTATTGAGCGCAAATATTGCCGTTCCTTTTGTCGCCGTTGTGATGCCTGTAAAGATATCGCTCTGTGTATCGGTTATGAGCATTTGATCGCCCGCTGTATCTCTGCACAATCTGAGCGTGATGTTAGCCGCTGCGTTGATACTGGACAGTTGCAGAGTAATCAGAGACATATAACCCTCGAAACTTTGCGACGGCGGGAACATCTCCATATCTATATCAATCCGCTTTGCGAGATCAAAACTAGATCCAACTCCTGTTACGGCCGTGCGGCTTGTTACCCTGTTAATGGCTTTCATGTTCATGACAATAATCCTCTGACGCTAGCAATTGCGCCTCTAAGTTTCACATACATAATAAATTTTGGAGAGGGTGGGACCATGCACCGGAGGATCTTAATACAATCCTCACAATCAGAGAGCGCCGTGTGTGCTTTCCTACGCTTCCAACCTAAGAAGAGACATATATTGTCAAGTGACATGCTAGCACAGCCATAGGGCGCAAGATTGACGCGGCAAACGTCCCGCGTGTCGATGTACGGCACAGGGAAAGAAAACTCTTGACGATAGGAGTCAGCAAACGCCCGTAAAAACTTGATGTCAAAGTTTACATTGTGACCGACTAAGATCCCGTCAAGATGCGACAGAAACAAATGTTTAATGATTGTCACAGCATGCTCTCCCTCGATCGCATTTTTCCATCTGTACGGGCTGTAACCGTTGATCCGTAGCGCCTCCGCATCTGCCTGATCGATGTTACGCGGCTTGATCTTGATCTCGATGCGCTCTGTAATCACCCCGTCAATCATCACGATTGCGCCCAGACTCAGCAACTCGTGCCGTTTGTGATCGAGGCCTGTTGTCTCTGTATCTATTACTATGTATTTCATTTCTGATCCCGTTGCTTTTGTTGAAACGATGACAGCACGGCGCGCACAGTTGGCTCATGCATGACTATTCTAAATATAAAGAGGTTCGGCGGCTCACCTGTCAGATCGTGAAAATACTCCGCCATAATTGCAATCTTTGACAGCGGGATAGTGGCGCGATCATTGCACCAGTTCGATACTGTGCTTTCTCTGAATCCTATATCCTCACAGAAGGCCCGCCGATTCTTGAAATTGTCGTGTATGTATTGATTGAGTATTGAGCCCATAGACATCTAGATCCCTCCGTTGTTTCTGAGTGTAACCAAAATATGACGATACTGCACAGCAAAGCATTGTAATCACTGCAGAAAATGCACAGATCACAAACTGATCACAAACTGCCCACAAACGCCGCACAAACTGCCCACAAATTTCGATCACTAAACCCCTGTAATCATTGCACTTATTTTTTTCAGCCCACAAATCGACCACAAATAGACCACAAACAGCGCACAGATTGCCCACAAACACACAGAAAAAGTGCAATGAAATCAAGGGGATACGGCGACATAATAACAATAATTACAATTACAATTAATAATATAGCCAGTTAGTCAGATAGAAAGAAAGTGAGATGCTCCAAATTATATGGAAGAAGCAAAAAATATTAAATGGGGATCTTTCGTCTACGTTGTTGATTTTCACGATGCTGTATAACTGTCTATCTGTCTATATCTCTATTTAATTTCTTCTATTTGTATAAATATGTTTGTAATACCTAATCGAATAGGATACTATAAATATGTACACAACAACAACGGAGCATATCATGCATACAATACCCTCTATCAATCCACACTGGCGAGCGATGGCCTTCGATCGCTTTCTCGGCATGTTCAACAGCATCCCACAGAATCAAGACACAGCATTCAAATCAGAGCGCTGGTATGTACTCAGCGACTGCGGCAAGCACATCTATTCAGTTGTGATCTACTTCTGCAACTTCGATAAATGCATCCAGTACAACGCTCAGCGCGTCCGATAATGGATTTATATATCAAGATGCCTATCAGCCTGCTAGACGAAGATCAGGAGGCTGTATGGCATTATTCAAAACTGTATCTGATGATATTACGGCGGCAGAGAATCAACTTGACACAATATGCAAAAGATCACAAAATCAAATACAACACAGCCCGCCGCCTTCTGAGGCTGGCAAAACAACAACGGAGCAAACAATGAATTGGATCATGAATCCAGACTATACAGGCAAGCCGATCAGCATTGACTGGCCAGCACTTGCAAGCACACTCAAGATCACTCTTGTAGAACTTAACCAGTATTGGAATAATGGAAGCATATCTGTATTTGATGGACTCGATGCGATATGTGATCATTATCGTGAGTGGGAGCCTGATACACCCGCCGCCGATCTACTGAAAGAAGAAATCAGAGAGAGATCAGTGATCTACACTCAACATTTATTTTTCATGTGGTTATAATCCACACAACAACAACGGAGCAACAAATGAAATACGCCGAATATGTCACCAGCAAGCGAGGACAGATCGTTTTTAGATTCTTGTCGAACCTTGCAGACCACTACAACAAAAATTCATATTGGATAAAATCACAATACACGCTGTACATTAAGAAGTTCAAGAACATACCCGAAGTGTATCTGATCAAATCATTTCAAGATTATCTCATGAATGAACTAGAGTGGCTGCCAACTGTGAAAAAGGTTGCTGAGTACCTGCACAGCCGGCACGACTTCAAAACACACTGGCACAGCGTACCACTTGATCAGACATATTGTGAGCATTGCCGCACAGACGACGACGGCAAAGAAGGCGGATTCAGAGAAGTATACTTTTATGGATATGTGCAGAGCCTACAAAAGAAAGCCGAAGCACATTATAAAGGATCGTGCACCTGTGATCTAGGCGCTAAGAGCCAACACCGATCGTATCTAGAGATCATGGACTGGATGCGCGCACAGGATGAATTTGCCGAAGTGCATTGCAGTTTCTACGATGCAACTAGCGATCGGATTGTGCCAGCACAAGAGCAGTCGCATCATCACTGGCAAAAGAAGATCGACGCTGGGATTATTCGCATTGATGAAAATGATCAAATTGCAGCGTGCTGGGATCATCCTCTTTGGGGATCTGTATTCGGTGCTATGATGTGCAAGCGGTACGGCTTTGATATGCCGCCGGAAGTCGAGGAGCGCTATCAGGCAACGCGGGACAGGCTGAGAACTGACGGGGTGAAATTCAAGCATGGAAACAGGCGCAGAATGAGACAGAAGATCGGCGAGGATACAAGCGGCAATTATGTGCCTCCGATGTCGCTGGCTGATGCTATGGGAGCCGCTAAGCGTTGACGGTGATTGTATAATCCTATATAGTGAGGGGGATCGCAAGATCTTCCTTTTCTATTTGGAGCACAACATGATTTATCTAGAACCGCGCGCAATCTTTGACGCTGCAATCGTACAGGCTGATCCGGTTGTGTATGATTTTGATCTGTTGATTGAAGTCATGATCTCCGCTTATGATTGGACATACACAGAAGCAATTGAATGGTATTGCTACAACATAGAGCCGCTGAAAGATTATAAAGGCTTACAAGTTACAGGGGAATAAACATGCCAAAACGCAAAACAAAAGAAATCAGTCAGACAGACAGAGAGAGCACGAAGAGAGCAGCGGCGACACCAGCCGAGCAACTAGAACAAAAGGGGCTTACAATCGAACTGACACCCGTGCAGATGCAGCAAATCAATGTACTCGCGCAGGTTGCACACAACGAAGATCCAGCGGTGTATTGTCGCAAGATCATTCTGCAGCACGTCGCCGATCGTTTGTATTTGGTGCGTAGATGATCTGCCATGTGTGCGGCTGCGATCCCTGTGATTGTCACGGGGCAACAGTCAAGCACAAAAATATCTGCATCAGCATGAACTCTGAGAGCCTTGAGCAACTGAAAGAAATACACGACAAGACAGGCAAATCAAAGAGCCGCATTGTACGCGATGCCATCAAGAGAGAACACAAGGAGATCAGAAAATGAATGATCATTCAGTTGGTGAGTTTGTACGGATTGACAAACTACAACCACACCACAAGAACCCAAGACACAACGATCACGCCGTCGACAGTATCGCAAACTCGATCAAGCGTTTCGGATTCACTAGCCCAATCATTGCAAACGCAGATCAAACAATCCTAGCGGGACACACACGCTGGAAAGCCGCAAAGCAGATCGGGCTTGATACAGTGCCTGTCGTCTATGTGGATCTGTCTCCTGTCGATGCTGGGTTGTTGATGATTGCAGATAACAAACTTGGTGAGAAAGCGGACTGGAATACTGATCAACTGTCTGATCTCCTTACTGGATTGAAAGAGCAGGGCGAAGATCTTGACGTGCTCGGATTCGAACAGCATGAACTTGACGAACTATTGGAAGATCTAGACGCTGATCCATTTGGCGACGGGGACCCAGTAGAAGCCATCGAACCGCCACCCGTAGAGTCGGATCTTGATTTCAGATTGTTGAAAGGCAACTGTCTCGACATGCTGAAAGAGTTACCTGATAACAGTATAGACTCGATAGTAACCGATCCCCCCTATGAGTTAGGGTTCATGGGCAAGTCATGGGACTCAACAGGGATCGCGTATTCTGTCGAACTGTGGGCGGAGTGCCTGCGAGTGTTGAAGCATGGCGGGCATCTTGTCGCATTCTCAGGATCTCGCACTGTCTTTCCGATGGGCGTTGCTATTGCTGAGGCTGGCTTTGAAGTTCGAGATATGATCAGTTGGATCTATACAAGCGGATTTCCAAAAAGTTTGGATATATCAAAGGCGATTGATAAAAGAGGCGGATCTAGTGTTGCGTGGTTTGGGAAATGGCTAAAAGATTGGAGATTAAAAAACAATATCAAGCAAAAAGATATTGCA